CGGCGACCTGTATTTGCAGCAACGCATCGAGGTCAAGAAGCGCGGCATCGACTTCACCGGCGCCGGCGACTGGCCGCACGGCGACAAGTTTATTGTCTGCTCGCGCCACAGCTACGACCTCGCCCGCCCGAAGCCGTATGCGTGGATCATCTTGAACAAGGCCAAGACGCACGCGGCCATTGTCAAAGCCGACACCCGCGAGCGTTGGGTCATAGAGAAGCGCACGGACAGCCGCTACCTCAATTACACGCAGGAGTTCTACTTCTGCCCGCTGGACTGCGTGACGTGGGTGAACCTCGCAGACCAATGAACACTTGCGCAAAGGAGAACAGAGGACGCGAAACAATGGCCCGTAGGGGGCCGTGCGCAACGCAACGCCTCTGCCAATGCGCGGTGGCGGCACTTGGGGGTGCTGCCACCACTTTTTAGCGCCATGAGATGGACTCCAACAAAAGAAGGAGAGGAGCGGATTAAAACGCTGTTTGCCTTTCTCCCGCACTATCTTCCAAACAGGGAGGCTTATGTGTGGCTGGAAACCGTCACCGTGCTTCAACGATATGATTGGGCCGGCTTTACCAGGCCGCGTCTTTGTTGGAAGACGATTCGGGAGGTTGCGCAGTGACAAAACAAAAGTCCGCCGCCAGCCGCTTCACGCCGACCGCCCATCCGGTGATGAAGCTCCCGCCCAAGGAGACCTTGCTCGCCCTTGGTCCCGAGAAGGGTTGGGACTTATTGATGAAGCGCGAGGAGCTGATCCTCAAAGAGAAGGTAGATCCGTTCCGCTACGGCTACCGCCCGAAAAATTGGAAGAAGGCGAGCGAACTCTTGGAGACTCACCGGGAACTGCTCGTCATGGGCGGCAATCGCTCGGGCAAGACCGAGTGGGCGGCAAGCGAAGTCGTCCGCCGGCTATGGGAGAAGCGGCAATCGGTCGCATGGTGCTTCCAGACGACCGCGCCCAACAGCATCGAGATGCAGCAGCCCCGCGTCTTCAAGTATCTCCCCGGCGAATGGAGAACGGCACGCAAGGGAACCGTCACCAACATCACCTACTCGGTTAAGGGCGGGTTCACCGAGAGCAAGTTTGTCGCCCCGAACGGCAGCCAGTGTGTCTTCCGTAACTACGCGCAGGACATCAGCACGATTGAAGGCGGCGAGATTGACATAGCGTGGTGCGACGAGTTGGTGCCCATCGACTTTCTGGAAACCCTGCGCTTCCGCCTGCTCGACCGCAACGGCGTCCTCATCGTCACGTTCACGCCGATTGAGGGCTACAGTCCGGTGGTCAAAGACTACCTCACCGGCGCCCGCACGGTGGAGGCGACAGATGCCGAGCTGCTGCCAAAGTTCAAGGACGACAAGGGCGAGAAGATCCTCACCGGCTACGATCAGGTGCCCATCGTCCAGCTTGGCCGCAAGGACCGCCCGATCATCTACTTCCATACCAAGGATAACCCTTGGGCCGGATGGGAGCGCATGCAGGCCGAGCTACGCAACGAGACGAAAGAGAAGATCCTCTGCCGCGCCTACGGCGTCCCTACCCGCTCGATCAACAACCGCTTCCCGCTTTTTGACGAGCGCATCCACGTCATCCGCCATGAGTGGATTCCCAAGGAAGGCACCCGCTACCAATTCATCGACCCCTGCTCTGGCAGGAATTGGGCGATGATCTGGGCGCTGTTTGATTCGGCTAATCGCTGTTTCATTTACCGCGAGTGGCCATGTCCCGACGAATACGTTGAAGGCGTCGGGTTCCCCGGCATGTGGGCCGAACCGGACGGCAAGAAGATGGACGGCCGCGCCGGTCCCGCGCAGAAGGACTTCGGCTTCGGACTGTCTCGCTACGTTGAGGAAATCCGCAACGTGGAGAACGGCGAGCGCATCTTTGAGCGTTGGATGGACAGCCGCTACGGCAACGCCCAGACCTTGGCCAAGGAACGGCCGACCACGTTGATCGAGGAGATGAGTGAGCTGGGCATGGATTTCCAAGCCACCCCCGGCGACACGATTGATGAAGGTGTCGCCATGATTAACTCCTGGCTGCACTACGACCGCGACAAACCGTTAAGCGCCCTTAACCAACCGAAGCTATACATCAGCGAGAAGTGCAAGAACGTCATCTACTGCTTGAAGGAATGGACGGGTGGTGACGGGGCCAAGGGCGCCTCTAAGGACTTCCCTGACTTGGTCCGCTACCTATGCCTTTCCGGCGTGAACAACGTCGAAGGCGACATCCTCATGGCCCGTGGAGGCGGGAGCTACTGATTTATGAAAGTGAACAAAAAAGCCATGGCGTGCAACAAACCCAAGCGCACTCCGAACCATCCAACCAAAAGCCATATCGTCAAAGCGTGCGGCGATGATCTGCCGGTCGGCGGCAAGCTGATCCGCTTTGGGCAGCAAGGCGTGAAGGGCTCGCCCGAAGGCAGCAAGCGCAACAAGGCATTCAAAGCGAGACACGCCAAGAATATCGCCAAGGGTAAGGGCAGCGCGGCTTATTGGGCGGATAAGGTGAAGTGGTGACGTGACAACCCTCGACCGCAGACAACCGCCGCCACCGGACGACTGGAAGGTTGCCCCCGGCGGCCACCCGCTATGTCAGGTCTGCGAGAAGCCCCTCACCCGCAAGTGGCTCAAGGACGTGCATCTCGGGCCGGTGTGCCTTGAGTGTGCACCGCACGTCATAAGCGCGGACAAACTTCTTTACTGGATGAAACTAATACGATGATGAACTGGACAAAAACTAAACACGTCCCGATGGATATGTATAAAGTCGGCGAAGATTTCGACACGAAAGCCGCCCTCGCCTTCTCACGCGAGCAGGCTCCGGCCGCCTATCTTGCCGTCATGCTCAACCTGCAAGACCGCATCGCCGATGCCGCACTGCTTGTAAGCAATATGGCGACCGCCAAAGACTCGGGACTACTCGCCCATGCCGCCGGCCAGCTCAACGCCCTGCAAGAATTGTGGGACGACTTGGAAGCCAAGCGCGCCGAAGCAAGCAAGTTGGCATAGATGTCGCGGTTCTGCCATAGTGCTGCCATGCGAAAGGACAAAGCGCACCTCCTGTCTTCACTTAGCTTTCTGGTTGTTTATTCGGGCATCATGGCAACGCTATGGACGGCGGTTGGCGCCTACGTCGGAGATTCGCATTGGGGATGGATTGTGCTGTCCGCTGCCGTCTTGGCAGTAGGGTTCGCCAGCACGCTCTACTTCGACAGGAAGTGGATGCGGTAGTTGTCGTAAAACGTCATCAATGATGCGCAAAGGTGGGCGCTTTGCAGGGCCGCGCATCACCAAAGCGATATTACCGCTCGGGTATAAAAAGCCGCCGTTTGTCCGCTTTATACCATGTCGGGTATAGGCGACATTACCGCTCGGTAACGTCTCAGCAAGTTGACACCAACTGTCAGAAAGTGACAGTTCATGTCGCTATCACTAGGACATCAGCCCCCAGCGTCCTGTCCGGCGCACTGTTTGGAACTATAGCTTCCAAATCGACTGCCAGTTAATCTGTGGCCGCCGACCCAAACAGCAAGCACCCTTTCCATCGCCTGTCACAAAGAGTCATCACTTTTTGTGATCTGTAGTCATTCCTATCCAGCGCAAACAGCGAGGAATTACGGCATCTATGCAAAGGGGTGGGGACAATTTGCCACCCCCCTTTCGCCATTCCCGAATAGCGAACGTATTTACATTGTAAAACATTTCGCTTGCGTTGTATCACAATGCGTGCTATTTGTAAGCGGAAGTGAGGCTTTATGCCTCGTTCAAGCGGTCCTGCGCGCCGCTCCCCCATAAAGGCGCTGGCGCACCACTTGAGGGGTTTTTCCTTATGGCGACAGATACGGCGACCGACACGGTCGCAGCGAAGGCGGATGACGTTGATGTAGTTAGTATGGCTTTGGCCGACTTGGGCATGCAGCCCGAACCGGCAAAGGAGCCAGAGGACAAAACGGAATCCGAGGAAACGATCTCTGACATCACAGACGAAACAGAGGACCCCGAGGAGAAATCCGAAGAGTCCGGTGACGATCCAGCGCCCGAACCCGAGGAGGAAGCGTCCGATGAAACGGACGAAGAGGATCCGGCCAATACTGAAGCCGAGCCCCAGAAGGACAAGGTTCAGAAGCGGATCGACAAGTTAGTGGCGAAACAGCGCGAGGCCGAAGAAAAGGCCACCGCCGTCTCGGCTGAACTGGAGCAACTGAAAGCCGCCAAGGCGGAACTAGAAGCCCAGCTTAACCAGACGACCCGCCCGGTGCTCACCCCCACGGCCGACAATCCGTTGGCCGACGTGGACAGTGAAGACGCCCTAGAGCAGCGGGTGCAGAACGCGCAGGCCGTAAGGCGTTGGGCCTTACAGAATAGCGACGGCGCCACCATCAAGAAACCGGACGGATCGGAGCAGTTCATCAGCGGCGAGGAAGTCAAAGACTACCTCATCAAAGCCGATGACATCCTCACCGTGCATGCGCCGGCGCGCAGGACGTGGCTCGCCCAGAGAGCCCCTGCCGTCGATGCGGCGAAGTCTATCTTCCCCGATCTCTTCAAGGCCGGCACGGATCTGAACAAAGCCTACCAGGCTACGGTCAAGTCCGCCCCAGAATTGTTGCGCATCCCGCAGCATGAATACTGGATCGGTCTTGCCTTGTATGGCGAGCAGGCGCTCATGGCCGCCCAAAAGGCCAAGGAAGCCAAAGCCGCCGCCGAGAAGAAGGTTTCGTCTAAGAAGTCAGAATCCAAACCGCCCGCCGCTGTGAAGCCGGTCAGCACCGCTAAGTCTGCCACCAAGGGCAGCACCGCTGCAAAACAACGCATCCTGTCAGGAGATGCCTCAATGGAAGCCATTGAAGCATTCGTTTCCGAAGGATTGCTCTAAACCAACACTTAATTAGAAAGCATATAATACTGTGAGCCAAGGACTTACGCACCCTGCAGTCGGATTGAGGGAGGACCTCGCCGACGTTATCTCAGTTGTTGATGCCAAGAACACGCCCGTTAGCTCCATGGCTAAGAAGGGCGCTGACCTGACCAACGGTTCGGTCTTCTCTTGGCAGGCCGACAGCTACAACGACCCGTCTTTTGACGGCGTCCTCACCAATGCCGATGTCAGCACGTTTGACGATCCGGCCAAAAACCGCGCCCTCCTTTCCGGCCGCGCCCAGAAGTTCCGCCGTTCCATCAAGGTCGATGACTTTGCCCAGAACGTCGATAACGTTGCTGGCGTTGGCAAGAAAAAGGAAATGGCCCGTGGCGTGAGCCGCGCTTTGGTCGAAATCGCCCGCGATATTGAGTCGGCGATCTGTTCCGACAACGACAGCCAAGAGCAGAGCGGCACCACGCCGTTCAAGACCCGTGGCCTTGGTCGCTGGATCGGCGGTTCCACTACCGACCTCCCGATCCCGGCGGCATATCAAACGCCCGCCGCGTCGATCAACAACACCGCGATGGCCTCGCTCACCGAAGCCAACGTGCAGTCGATGCTCCAGAGCATCTACACCGTTACCGGCCAAATCAACAGCATGGTATTGGTTTGCGGACCCGAACTCAAACGCAAGTTCACTGAGTTCACCCGCTTCGCTACCGGCTCCGATGCCGCCGCCGAACTGTCGATTCGCACCTTTACGCAACCCACTGAGGCCAAGCGTATTACGGCGCGTGTGGACACATTTGAGGGAGATTTTGGAGTCATTTCTCTGTTGCCCTCATTATTCAATGCCAAGGACCAGAACGAAGCCACCCAGCTTCGCCGTGGCTATCTGCTCGACACCAACATGATCGAGCTGCGCTATGGCCGTCGCCCCCGGTTCCAGGAATTGGAAGATCAGGGCGGTGGACCGCGCGGCCTCATCGACGCCATCTGCGCGCTCGTTTGCTGGAATCCCAAGTCCCTCGGCAAGTTCCACGCGACTTCCTAGTAACACCTAACAAGGAGAAAAAATTACCATGAAAGTCTACGAACTCCCCGCAGAGACCAAGGCCGCAACCGGCTTCACCCATAAGGCAATCATCGAGAAGTCTGACTTCACCAGTGCGACCAACACGCAAACGCTGAACATCATGTCGGCCCCCGCCGGCACGGTCATCAGCAACGCCGCCCACAAGCTGGTTACTCCGCTTGTGTCGAGCGACGGCACGGTTGACAGCGTGGCCTATAGCCTCGGCAACACCGCCTCGGCCACTTCGGTCATGTCCAGCACTGAGACCCTCGGTGCGGCAAGCGAAGTCGTCTACAAGGCGATGACGGTTACGGCTCCGGTGGCGATCACCGCCGCCAGCCAGAACATCGTGGCCGCCTTCACGGCGACCTCGGCCAAGTCGTTGAACACGGTCACAGCCGGCGAGATCCATGTGTATCTCGCGGTTGCGAACCTGAACAACCTCTAAGCGTCTTAACACACTACGGCTCCTTCGGGGGCCGTAGCAGTTAGGATGTCAAATAGCCTCTGGTCAGAATTTGTCACCGATCTCGGCGACGAACTGGCTCACGCGGTAAAGGAAGAACTTCTCACCGGATGGAACGCCTCGGCGGTCTTGTCCGGTGTGCGGCAACGCCGAATCGCTGAAGCCAACGCCCGTCTGGAGCATTGTGCCATCGAAGGCGTCGGCCAGCACACGATGAGCGTGGATGCCGATGTCTGGCATTCATGGAATGCCGCCGAGCCGGGTTGCTGGAATGACAAAGGATTCCGCGACTGGTTCGCCAAGAAGCATCCCGAGACCACCGTTCCCTACACCGCACGCAAAACCATGGTCGGCTACCGGCCTTCGGAAATTACCGGAATCTGTCCATGATCGAAGCACCCGACCGCGAGAAAATCTCCGAGATCCTTTCCGACATCGACCAAGCGGATGCGGACGGCAGCCAATACGTTCAGCGCAAACTCCGCAACTGGAATACCCGGTATTGTGTGTGGCCGGGGCAGTCGGAGGATGGTCGCAAACACGCCGGCGCCATGGGCCGCCAGCCCTGGCCGTGGGACGGAGCAGCCGATACGCGCGTCCGCTTGGCCGATAATATCATCCGCGACCACACGGCCATCTTGGTCAATGCGTTCTTCAAGAGCCGCGTGCAGGTCCAGCCGGTCGAGAGCATGGACATTGCCAAACGCCAAGCCGCCGAGACCGTCCTCAAGTGGATGCTCTTCCAGCATTGCTTGGATGATCTTCGCCGTGAAGTCCGCCTAGCCGCTGAGTTCCGCGAGACCTATGGCCTCGCCGTTATGGCCGTGGACTGGCAGCAGACCACCCGCACCGAGATCAAGCGGTTCACCTTGGAAGAGGCGCAGATGCTTGTCGCCGAAAGCCAAGACCCCAACCTCGCCGCCCTCTTGGAGATCGTCATGGACCCGCTGCAAGAGGAGACCGCCGCCGAACTTCTCGGCCAAGTCGTGCCCGAGCTGGGCAAGGTTTCCAAGGTCCGCGCCCTGCGTGACAAAGGCGAAGTCGAGTGGGAGAGCCCCTACATTTTTGAATCCAAGCCTGTCTGGACCGCCCTAGAGGCGTGGGAGGATGTCATCTTCCCCATCCAGACCTTCTCTCTCCAGCGCGCCGCGTTCGTTGCCCGCAGAGAATTGCTCAATGAGGTGGAGTTGCGCGAACGGGCCGCTGTCGAGGGATGGGACGAGGAGTGGGTTGAGCAAGCCGTCAAGCACAAGGGCCAGCTCAAGCGCATTCATCTCAACCTCCACCGCACCGACCAGTTCCTCTTTGAGCAACTGCGCGACATGATTGAAGTCTGGCACGTCTTCCGCAAGGAGAACGACCCCAAGACCGACGCCGTCCGCGTCACCCGCTCGGTCATTAGCTATCATGTTCCCGACAAGGCGGCGATCCATGAGATGCTGCCCTATGCGCACGGCATGTATCCCTTTGTTGAGTTGCCCCGAGAGCGCGCGACCCGCCCTCTGCTTGAGAGTCGCGGCATCCCTGAGTTGGTGCAGACCGCCCAAGAGGAAATCAAGATCCAGCGCGACTACCGAGCCGACCGCGCCAGCATCAGCATCCTGCCGCCCGTGCGCGTGCCGGCCAATCGTGGCAAGTTTGATCTAGTCCTCGGCCCCGGTGTCCAGATCCCCGAACGCCGTCCCGGCGAGATCGGCTGGATGGACCCGCCGCGCCCCGATGCCGGAAGCATTGAAGTCGAGAACGCCACCCGCTTTGACGTGAACAACTATTTCGGGCGGATGGCCGAAGGTGTCCCGCCGCAGATGTCCATGCTCCATACTCAGGAGATGGTGGACTCATGGCTGCTGGACATGAAGCTGTGCATCATCCAGACGATGGCGCTGGCCCAGCAGTATCTCACGCCAGAAGAAGTTACTCGCGTCACCGGCAACGCATCGCTGGCGTTCAGCGCATCTCCCGCCGACATCCGTGGGAGGTTTGACATCACTGCCGAGTTTGACGCGAGACTTTTGGATGCCGAAGCCCTCGGCGCAAAGCTCGACTACCTCGCCAAGATCCTCGTTCCCATGGATTCCTTCGGCGTCATCGACCGAGTCGGCCTGATTAAATACATGTTCCAAGCGGTTGACCCGAACATGGCGTCCATGCTGGTGCAAGACATCGGCGCTGCGACCCAAGCCGAGATCGAAGACGAGCAAAGCGCCTTCGCCAAGATCGCCGCAGGCACAGAGCCGCCGCTCAAAGAGGGCGGACAAAACGCGCAAGTCCGCTTGCAGACCTTGCAGCAAATCATCCAGAGCAACCCGGCGGTGTCGCAGCGTTACCAGCAAGACGAAATCTTCCGCCGCATGCTCGACGCGCGCATGCAGGCTTTCACGTTCCAACTTCAGCAGGCGCAAAACGCAGTCATCGGCAGGGTCGGCGCCCAGCCGGCGCTTCAGCAGATGGCGCAAGAGCAACAGATCGGAGGACCGCAGGCAGCGGCATAACTTATGGCAGCTTTTCCCAACGTCGCGGTCCGCAACCTTCCGGGGCTCAACATCCCGCAGCACGACTACATCAGCGTCAGCTATGTCGGATCGACCAACAACATCTCCTCCGTCGTCTACAAAGAAGGCGGTGCGTCCGGCACTACGGTCGCCACTTTGAATTTCACCTACGTTGGCGGCACGCCGTCCGCCGATGACGCCGACATCGCCACTGTCACGAAATCTTAATGGGCTTCAAGTTCAATCCATTTAGCGGCAACTTCGACCAGACCGGATCTGGTGGAGGCGGCGGCGCGCAATACATCGACGGCGAGGTAGCCACCTACAACGACCTCCCGCTCGACGGCACGGCGGCGCTCAACTCTGCATGGCTAGTCCGCGAGGCCAGCGGCATCTGGCCGGTCAGCCGCAAGCAGGCAGGCATCTACATCCGCACGGCGACTGCCGGCTCCTCGCGTGACGCCGACTACACCTACGCTGGGACGATGCCGGATGTCTTCAGCGATGCGGTGTTCACGCTCTACGACGAGGCCAGCACAACACGCACCGCCCAATTCAATCTTGGCAACATCACCGCCGGCCAGAACCGCGTGCTCTCGGTGCCAAACAAGAACATCACCATCGCGGACAACGCCGACATCCCGGCGGCCTCATCGACTACGCCCGCCGCGCTTGGCACAGCCGCAGTCGGAACCGGCACTACCTTTGCCCGCGCCGATCACGTTCACAGTGCGGACGTATCTGATTCTGCCTTCCGCGTCAGCGACAACGGCGACAGCACTAAGAAAGTTGCTCTGGAATGCAGCGGCATTTCGGCATCGACCACCCGCACGCTGACCATCGCCAACCGCAACGGAACCAACGTCGTCTCCGACACCAGCGCAGGCACAGGCTCCACCGTGGTCAACAACATCGTTGCCATCACGCAGGCCAACTACAACGCCATCAGCAGTCCCGACGCGGCCACGCTTTATCTCATCACCGACCCGTAATCGTCATGCCGCTTATCACCAAAGCCTACCTTGGATCGACACCGCTCTTCAAAGAGACCGATTGGTTTGAAGACGGCGGACGCAGAATTGTGGACACCAATTCGGCAACCGTAACTGCGGACACTGTTGCTCACACCAAGGGCGCTTGGACGCAGATTATTGCTTCAACCACAGCCAACACGTCGCTTCTTTCCATCAAGGTCGGCGGCATTGCAGCCAGCGGCACAGACACGGCAACACTCATCGACATCGGCACTGGAGCGGGCGGATCGGAGACAGCCATCGTCTCCAACATCGCCGTTGGTTCTGCTGACGGAAGCGCGGCTGCCAACGGAGTCAACTTTGAGTTGCCCTACAAGCTCGCCAGCGGCACGCGCATCGCCGCCCGCATCCAGTCCATAGTCACCGGAGGCAAAACCGCTTTTGTTGAAATCGCCGCCATTGACGCCGGAGACTACGACTCGGCTCCGACCGCCGTAGACACCATCGGCACATCCACCGCGACAAGCCTTGGCACGGCAATGTCTGGGGCATCTGGAACTTGGGTGCAGGTGACATCGTCCACCTCCAACGCCTACCGCGCTGTCGTTATGGTGCCATCTATCGCAAGCGCGGCCATAGGCGGAAATGCCAACCTTACTTACACGCTGGGCGTAGGCGCCTCCGGCTCAGAAGTTGAAGTTGGGTCATTACGGTTTCGGGCAACAACCTCGGAAAACACTTACACGCTGTATCCGACTGGCGCGTCACTCTTCGGCCGGACCTATGCCTCTGGATCGCGCCTTGCCGTGCGGCACAACATCACGTCCGGCCCCGGTAGCTACTACGTCACCCTTATCGGAATCCGCTGACATGGAAAACTGGCACATCGTCTATTTCACCGATACCGGAAAAGCCTTCAGCATCGGCACCGTCTTGGCCAACCCCATGCCGAGCGAGTTCTCCGTCTTCGACATGACCGAAGCCGAGAAAGACCAACTCTTCGCCGGAGCCCTGCGCTGGGATGAAACGACACGCAGCCTCGTCGCCAACGACCAATGAAAACCGTCACCGTCCAGTCGATCTTGCTCAACGCCGCCAGCCGCGCCGGCTTGGACGGCTCGTCCATCGACAACCTGTCGAGCACGACCAAGACCATCATGCTCAGCAACCTCGACATCCATCTGCGCAGCGCATGGGAGTTTTTCGACTGGCCGGACCTCACTCGCATCGAGGAGCGCACCGTCCAAACCGGCGCCGAAGACGACCTGTATATCGACAAAGCGCAATCCGGCGAGACCGAGATCGGCGAAGTCTTCAGCGTATATATTGACTCACCGGCAACCCACGCCGCCCCGCGTGAGATCAACTTCTGGATCGACCAGGACAAAATCCGCCTCCCGTCCGATTGCCCCAGCGAAGTCTACGTCCGCTTCCGGCTGACCCCGACCGAGATCAGCGCCACGACCAGCACGGCCCTCGCGCAGACCATCCCGCAGTTTCTCAGCGATTACCTGCGCTTCATGCTCACGGCGGATCTTCTGACTGAAGATGGACAAGAAAATAAGTCCCAAGTCATGCAGCAACGCGCCGAGACCTACCTCGTCAGCGAGATGGACAAAATCATCTTCCAACAACGCCAACCTCGCCGGTGGTCCGCGCAGGTCGGCCCTTACTGAAATACTGAAACACTGAAAAACTGAAATTATGGCAACTCCTAACGTCTCAATCAGAAACCGCACCAGCGGCGCCGTGTATATCGGCGACACAACCCAAGTCACCGGCGAATTCGTCAGCATCGACAGCCTCGATGATGCGACCAAGTTTGAAGTCCTGACCGGCAACCAGACCGGACTCAACAACGCCACCGCAGGCAGCGCCCCGGCCATCCCGAACCGCACGACCATCGACGGCTATTTCACGGCCATCAAGCTGCACGCCGGCCGCGTCGTCGCCTACAAGAAGTAGTCCCATGTTTGCGCAGCATCATCTCTCGACTGTGGAACGCGGTGCCCTGGGGACGTTTGCCAGCATCGGCTCTGCCGCCGTCAGCCTGGTGTCGCAACTGGAAGTCTACCTCCGCGTGGCCGGTCTGCTCGTCGGCCTGGCCGTCGGCGTCGTCACCCTAATTTCGGTCCTTCACGACCTACGGAAGAAACAAAAGGAGAACAAATAATATGAGAAACTGGAAAACCTCGCTCCTCGGAGCACTCACTATCATCGCCTCACTCAGCACCGCCGGCCGCGAATTTCTGGCCAACGGCAGCATCCCTGACCTCGGCCTCATTGCCGCGAGCCTGCTCGCAGGCTGGGGCTTGATCGTCGCCAAGGACAACAACGCTCGCCTCTGACTCCATGAGCGTCCGTGCCACCAAAGCCGTTGCAGTTGCGATCCTCGCCGTGAGCTGGGCTGCTCTTGCGGCTGGCTGCGTAACGGTGGGCTATGACTTCCTGCGCCAGCAGGCGACGGTCACGATCACCCCGAGCACAAAAGGTTTGGCGAAGTAGTGCATGTTGAAGTGGATAAAGAGACTATTTGGCAAGCAGTCAGACGCTACCCAAGCGCCTGCCTTGCCGAACTCTGTCTTCGCATCCATAGCGAACTTCACCGACGCGCCAGCGCCGAAGAAATACACCGAGAATCGCGGATTCACCCCGAACAAGCAGGTCAACCGGATCAAACCGGAGGCGATTGTGCTGCACCACTCAGACGGAAGCTACCTTGGTGGTGTGGCCTGGATAGGAGATCCAAAAAGTAAGGTGAGCTATCACGTCCTCATCGCACGCGACGGCCGCCGCACGGTCTTCGCCAACGACACCGACCGCTGCTGGCACGCTGGCGTCTCGTCCTGGCAGGGCCGCCGCGATCTCAACTCATGGAGCCTCGGTGTGGCATGGGAAGGGAATACTTATGACCTTCCCCTCGGCGAAGACGCCATGGCCAGCGCCATCGAGTATCTGGTCCCGCGCATGAAACAGTGGGGCATCCCGCTAAACATGGTCGTCACGCACCAACAAGTCGCCCCAACCCGCAAAACAGACATCTCGGCGGCCGACGCCGCCCGATTCAAAAGCCGCCTCAAGTCTGCTCTGGCTGCCAACTGAAAACTGAACACTGAAAACTTCTTAACATGGCACTGAGCGACAACGTGATTAGGGACGGCGATTCCGGTTTCATCGGTTTCGCCTCTCGGCTTAATCCGCTGACCCTGCCCGCCGGCATGCTCCAAGACAGCGTCAACATGCGCCTTGATCGCGGAGTCGCGCAGACCCGCAAGGGCGCCAAGCGTCTCGCCGATGACATCTCCACCACGGATGAACCGCTGACCGTTCCGTTCAACCTCGGCACCGATGTCGCCATCACCTCGATCACTCGCAGCGGCGCCACGGCTACCGTGACAACCACGGCGGCACACGGCTACAGCTCAACCAATTTCGTCAACATTCGCGGGGCCACCGGCATCGACGCCATCTATTACAATGGCGACTTCACCATCACGGTGACGGGCACCACGACTTTTACCTACACCATGACCGGCACCCCGGCGGCCAATGCCACCGGCACGCTCGTCGCCAACCGTGGCCCTGTGGTCAAGACAACCTACGGCGGCGGGATCTTTGGCGCCGGCGTCTTCGCCTCGCAGAACTACCAGAACGCGAACGAATACATTGTCATGCCGGGACCGGCCCAGGCCTTTCTCTGGCGCGACGGCGTGGCCCCCGTGACCGTGGCTTTCCCAAGCGGCGAGACCATCGAGGAGACAGACACCGTCTCGGTGGTGCAGGCGTTTGATCGTCTTTACATTCTGCGCGAGGCGCCGCTGACCGCATCCACATTCGGCCAGCAGCTCACCAACTCCAGCGGCATCACCGTTTCCGGCACCACGGCAACAGTGAACGTCAACGCTCACGGACTGTCCGCCGGGATGCGCGTGCGCATTGAGGGAAGCTCGGTCGCTGCGTTCGATGACACGGAATACCAGATCCTCGGAGGCGCTGATGCGCCAACGACCAACGCTTTTAAGATCACCGTGCCGAGCGGGACAGCAACCGCCGCCGTGGCCGACATCAAGGTGCGTCGGGTCAAGCCGCCGATGTATTGGACCGGCACCGGCTCGTTCGTCAATGCGCCGACCGGCGTTCACCCGACTGGCGTGACCTACAAGCGGATGCCCTCGGTCGGCTGGGCGTCCTACATCAACAACCGCCTCGTCGTTCCAAACGGACGCGACAGCGTGCTGGTCTCGGACGTGCTCGATGCGGACACCTATGACCCGTTCTGGCAAAGCCTGCGCGCCGGTGTCGGCGGGGATGACTTCATCGTTGCCGTGGAGCCGTGGGTCGATGGTGCGTTCCTCATCTTCTGCCGCAAGTCGATCTGGATGGCCAAGATCAACGAGAGCTACGACATCGCCGCTGCCGATCCGGTCATTGCCTCGATCAGCATTCTGACGAATGAGATCGGATGCAGCGCTCGCAACACCATCGCCCGCGCCGGTCAATATGTGTTCTTCCTCTCGGACGCCGGCGTCTACCGCCTGGATACGCAGCTCGACCTTCGCCTGCGCGGCGACACTGTGCCGCTCAGTGACCCGATCAGCGACCTCTTCGCCAACATCGACCAGACGAAGGTGCATCGCGCATTCGGCATCTGGCACAACAACCGCTATCTGCTCGCCGTCCCAACGACCAACGGCACGGACAACACCAACGACCTGCTCGTTTGCTGGAATGCCCTCAATAACGCTTGGGAGCACAAGGACGAATACACCATCGGCGTCGATGCCCTGGTGGTCGGCACCTACAACAGCGAGCGCCGCCTCTTCAACGTCCGCCGCACCGGCAAGCTCTGGCTGCTCGATGAGAACGACAACGGAACCGACGACGCGCCGACCGCAGGACTGTCTGGCTCTACCGTGCAGGGCCGCATCAAGACACGCCGCCTCAACTTTGGCGAACTCAGCAGCAAGCGATTCCTGCGCAGTGTCGCTGATGTCATCATCCCAAACGGCGGGGGCATCACAACGCAGGTGAGCGTCATCGACCCCGACAAGACCGAGACCATCGGCAGCATCACCAACAACACCGGCGCGACCGAGGACTATCACCTCAAGTCGCCGATCCGCTTTAAGGCACACGCAGCCGAACTCACTTTCACCACCACCGGCCAGCGCCCGCAGATCCGCTCGGCCGCAATCGAGGCAAGCCCGAAGAGCCTGCCCGCAACTTTAACACGCAACGAATCATAGGAGAGAAATTATGGCAACAGTCACAAAAGGAAGAACATTTGTCAGCGGCGAGACCGTCACGCCGACCAAGCTCAATGAGCTGGTCGATAACGCAACGGTGACGGCGATCCAGACGGCGGATATTAGCGATTCGCAGATCACCACGGCAAAGATTGCGGATGCCAACGTGACTACGGCGAAACTCGCCTCAACAACGCAGCAAGGGCTTCTCCCTGCTGGCGCCGTCATGCCATTCGCCATGAACTCCGCGCCGTCTGGATGGTTGGCGGCGGACGGATCGCCTGTTAGCCGCTCAACCTACGCCGCGCTCTTTGCGGCGGTTGGCACAACTCACGGCTCCGGCGATGGCAGCACGACATTTAACCTGCC